CGACTATGTATTGTTTCACTAAAGTCCCATGCAACAAGCATAGATTCTAATTCAGGTAAACTACAGAATGGTAAGAAAGCTAAACATGGACCACGACCTTGTACACTATCTAATAATGTTTGATACTTTAGATTAGATGTAAAGATATGTTTTTGATCCTCTGATAGTAAATGATAATCGTTTCTATCTTTTTGTAATGATACCTCTTCAGGTCTCCAGAAGAAACCTAACTGTTGTTGATTCAACTTTTCAAATACAGGATACTTTTGTTGGTCAAATCGTTGAGTGTTTGGCTCAGCACCAAAAAACATGGGTTGTTTTAGCCAATCTACTTTTTTTGTATTAAATACTTTTGTCATTTTTTTTATTTCTCTCTTTGTTTTTTCGTTCTTCTCTTTGTCTTACTGACTCCTCATAACTCAACTTCAACAACTCTTGTTCTTCTTTCATTACTTCGTGAAAGTATTTAGATGGCGCAGGCTTCACATTCTTCTTGGTCATCTAAAATAATCTCCTTTGGTTCTTCTTTTACATTATCGTGCCAACCAAGTGTATGTGTAGGTTCATCTATGTCTGATTTAGCGTCATATGTATTCTGATAGTAAGATGTTTTCCATCCTAGTTTATATGTTGTGAGTAAATCATTTGCCATAACAGATGTTGGTACTTCGTTATCTTTATAGTTTTCTGGATTGTAACTCCAGTTACCACTAATCGCCTGGTCAAAATATTTCTGCATAACAGATATAACATGAATATATCCCTCGTTACTTGGCATATCCCATAACAAAGTATAATAATTTTTTAATCTATTGTAGTCAGGAACTATTTGTTTGAGAGTACCTTTTTTACTTTTCTTAACAGATAGGTAATCCCTAGGTGGTTCAACACCGTTTGTAGCATTTGATACAACCGAACTACTTTCTGACGGCATTTGAGCCGAAAGGGTACTATGTCGGAGTCCGTTTTCCTTGATATCAATCCTAAGATTATTCCAATCATAACTTAATTTCCTTTTTATAATGCTATCTAAATCTTTCTTATATGTATCAATAGGAAGTATTCCATCAGCATATTTTGTTTTATCAAAGTAATCACACTTACCTTTTTCTTTTGCTAGATTGTTACTTGCCTTCAATAGATAGTATTGAAATGCCTCTGTAATCTCATCAACTAATACAAGTGCTTGTTTGTCATCATATTTAACTTTATTCTTTGCAAGAAAATGAGCAAGACCTATATAACCAATACCCAAACTTCTTCTTGCTTCAGTAGATTTTCTTGCTGCCTCTACTGGATATTCTTGATAGTCTATAATCTCATCTAATGCTCGTACTGACAAATCACATAATTCCTCTAACTCATCTTTCTCTTTTATTAAACCTAGATTGATGGCAGATAGAATACATAATGCAATCTCTCCTTCTGGGTCATCAATGTGTTTAACTGGTTTAGTAGGTAATGTAATCTCTTGGCATAAGTTAGACATATAGACTTTGTCTTTGAAAGAGCTGTGTGTATTACAATGGTCAATATTCATAATATATATACGACCTGTTTCTGCTCTTTCTTTGAGTAAGTCCATGAATAGAGATTGAGCTCTTATCTTTGTACTTTTTATCTTTTTATTATTTTCATACTTCACATACAAATCATCAAATTCAGGCAACCCAAATGCTTCATATAATCCTGGTACATTGTTAGGAGAGAATAAAGTAATTTCTTCATCTTTAATAAATCGTTCATAAAATATTTTAGATAACTGTATAGAGTAATCTAACTTTCGTACTCTATTATCTTCTGTACCTTTATTGTTTTTTAATACTAATATATCTTCTATCTCTTGGTGCCAAATAGGAAAATGTACAGTTGCCGAACCGCCTCTAACACCGTTTTGAGTACAGCACCTAACTGTTGCCTCAAACTTTTTGAGAAACGGTATGACGCCAGTGTGTTGTATTTCGCCGCCTCGTATTTTCGAGTTGATGCCTCTAATTCTTCCTGCATTGATTCCGATACCCGCTCTTTGGGCAACATAGCGACCAATAGCCATATCGGAACTAAAGATACTTTCGAGAGTGTCATCACTATCAACCAGAACACAAGAAGCAAACTGCCGAAGAGGAGTTCGAACACCCGCCATAACAGGTGTAGGAATATTAATTTTAAATTTACTAATAGATTCGTAATATTTTTTAACATAAGTCAACCTATTTTCTTTTGGATATTGTGCAAACAATGTTGCTGCTATCATCATGTACATAAATTGTGGTGTTTCAAAAATCTCACCGTTACTTCTGTCTTGTACTAGATACTTATCCATAACTTGTCTTAATCCTGCATAAGTAAAATTGTAATCTCTTTCATGGTCTATAAAACCATTAAGTCTATCTATCTCTGCTTCTGTGTAATTGACTAGAATATCCTTATCGTACATTCCTACTTTGATACATGAATGAATATGGTCTATAAAACTTGGGTGTTCCCATAGTCTATGAAATAATTTCTTTCGTAAAGAAAATAATAATAATCTTGCTGCGACATATTGATAGTTAGGATTATCTAAGCTTATTAAATCATTTGCTGACTTAATTAAAATCTGTTGTATATCTTCTGTGTTGATACCGTCAAAGAATTGTATACCACTATTCATTTCTACATGAGAAGCACTAACGCCTGTGATACCTTCGGTTGCAAACCCAACCATTGAGTGTATCTTTTCTATGTTTAAGGACTCTTTGCCTCGACCGTTACGCTTATTTACTGATAGATTATCTTTCGAGACCATTTATATCCTTTTCCAGTTATTGATGTGTTGATGTGCTTGTAATCCGCAATATGTACTACTATGTATAAGACTTGCTATCTTTGTTGATGACATTCCTGCAATTATCATGTCATTAATATCTTTGTATTTCAACGATTCTGGCCATATAACCAAATTAAATTTTTTATCAACAGCAGTTTTCATTCTGTTCACTATATGTTCGTTGCGAGGTTCGTTATCAAAAATCATTGTGCATTGTTCATGTTGTATATTTACAACAGCATCAGCACCTGCAAGAGCAAGAGCGTTGTCTAGAAATAAACTATCAATAGGACCTTCTGTTATCATTACAGGTTTGTTTAAATCAATTCTATCAATGCCATAAATCTTCTGTTTCGTTTCATCAAACTTAATTGTAATATACTTGGGTTGTTCTTTACCAAATGCACGGCCTTGAAATGCAAAAAAGTTACCTGCTCTATCATAGAAAGGTATCACAACTCTAGGATGGTCTTGCGATAAAGATGGAAACTTATTAGGAACAATACTATTAGTCCATTCATAGAAGTTAGGACAAAAGAAAAACTTATCCCAATGTTCTTTAGGAATTAATCTATCAAAGATAAACTTTTTGGCTGGGTGTGTAGTAACTAATTTATCAAATCGTTTTAAACTTTCTAATGTTCTTTCATGAGCAGTTTTAGATTTTAAAATCTTTGATGGTGTAAAATCAAATTCAGGCTTTTCTGATTCAACTTTGCCATCTTTAAATCTTTCAAAGACATACTCTTTGTACATAGTAGGATCAAGAAATTTGATAAGATTACCAAGTGTCTGACCAACGCCACAGTTATGGCATTTAAAAAACATACTATTCTTTTTTATATAAACAAAACCCCTTGCCTTTGAAGATGATTTCTTGGAATCACCACAATGTGGGCATCTAAAATTAAATAAGTTCTCTGATTTTCTTTTAAATTTTGGCAGTCTTGTCGATAGGAGATTTAGAAACTTTACATCAATATACGACATACTTTATATTATAACAAAAAACAGTCAAAAAGTCAAGCGATTAACTAAAGAAATCAAATATCATATTATCTGGGTTTGACATCATTAATCCAACAATAATAGACCCTCCAATGATTATCCATCTCCACTTCTCTAGTACACCTACTCTTTCGGATAGTTGATTTCTCATAGCACGAAGCTCATCAAGCATTTTGTTTTCAGATTGTACCTGATGTTCTCTTAATTCTCTACTATTGGTAGTTATTCTAGAGTGTAATTCTTTGAGGTCATTATCCCATTCTTTTCTTCGGGATTCTAAAGTGATGAAGATATCATCATCTGTTTGCTCAGCTCGTTCTAATCTTGTTTGTTGTTGAGAGAGCATTTGCTTACAACTAATACCAATATCAGATAGTTTTTCAATCGCTACCTCTAATCGTTGATGTATAAGTTCACCTGTCTTGGCGTCTTTTTTAAGTAATGCTATTTCTGTTTTAAGATTTTCTAGGTCTGGCATACATATATTTATCTATTCTGATTCGTAATAGTCTTTATAAGATAATATAATCTGCCTCTGTTCTGCTAATTTGTTTCGTATGTCAGCAAAGTTTAATGATAGTTTTTCATAACCTTTATCAGTTAATGCAAACAATGAATACTCACCACCATCTGCTTTAATCTTTTTAAATACTTCATCTGCATTATCTTTCGTGATAATAATCCAATCAATATCTTGCAACTGTAAAGGATCAGGATCCTGTATTGCTAAAGGTTCTCTTTTCTTTTCAATTTTATAATTAGTAATTTCTTTTACGCCAGCAGCACAGTTAGTCAGTAGTAGTACTACTAGGCCAGAAACTAGGACATTCCCTATTTGGCGTACCATTTAATTCCTCCTTAGTTAGTGGACTGCCAGATGCTATCTCCATACATCTTGCGGCACTATCACTTGCTTTGTTTATAATCTTTTCAACTAGACCTGGTTTCTTTTCTGCAAGTTCCCCAATGTCATGTTTGCCTAATTTCTTTGATAGATTATCTCTATCTTTTTGTAACTTTTTCTTTTCTTCTTCAAGATTAGATAAAGTACTTCGTATCTTTTTTAAATCATTTGTTTGTTGTTCGATAACTTTGTTGTTTTCTGAAACAGCAGTTTCTAGTTTTGTTTGATTTACTTTTAAAATAACATTGTCTGCTTTTAGTTTTTGCACATAGGCATAACCACCAGCAGCACCTGCTAACATTATTAACATTAATATTAATTTAATTTTAAACATCTAAATTTTCTTCTATCAACTGCTGTTTACATAAGTTATAGTATTCACCCATAGAGTGATCCGCAAAGGCGTCCCATGTCTTATCTCTCATTAAAGTTCTGTAAGTTCCTTTAAGCCATTGTGAGAATAGATACCAACGACTAAAGCCGTGTCTAACTATACCATCAACATTAAAGTATTTAAGTTCTCCTTTATGAGAAAATCCCAACCATTCAAAAGGGACTCTTGTTACTATATCATTATTGTTTCTAAATCTATAACAAGTAAAATTCATATTACTTATTAGGTCTTTATTACCTACTCTTGGACAACCAAAAGTATAACAAACGGATTTAGAGTCGTTTATTCTGTCTGTGTAAAGTGTTGCCAAGGCAGCACCTAAACTATGTCCTGTAACTATTAACTGTTTACCTTTACCATTTATCTGATAATCTGCTAATAGTTTATCCCAGACATCATTTAAAGCGTGTCTGAATCCAGAGTGTACTTTACCAAATGATCCTGTACCAGAATTGTTTGGTTGATACTCTCTCCTAGATTTATGAACATTGATATCTGCTTTAATATCTTCCCAAGATGTAGGTTCTGTTCCTCTAAATGCTACAACATAGTTTTTAGGGCAAGTTAATATATA